TTGAGCGCAAGCTGTACAAGTGCACGGGCCACGTCTGGGAGACCGTGACCACGCACGCATTCGACTACGTCCGCTGCGCTAGATGCTACCAGCGCGGGAACGAGCGGGATTTGGTGGCGCAGCGGGCAAAGTCCCCGATCGTCCGATGAGTGAATCCGACCTCGTCTCCGCAATCCTGATCTGCCTCGGCACGCGCCCCGGCGTCAAGGTCTGGCGCGCGAACGTGCTCGTGGCGCGAGACCGCACGGGCCGGGTCGTGCGCGCTGGCATCCCAGGCCAAGCGGACATCTCCGGCATCCTCGCACCCAACGGGCGACGGCTCGAAATCGAGTGCAAGACCGCGACCGGGCGGCAGACTGAAGATCAGAAGCGCTGGCAACGGATGATCGAGGCCCACGGTGGGCTGTACGTGCTGGCGCGGAGTGTGGCGGATGTGGAGCAAGCCTTGCGATGAAGCCCTACTACGAGCGCGACGGGATCACGATCTACCACGGCGACTGTCGCGATATCTTGCCGCACGTTAAGGCGGATTGCGTGGTCACGGATCCGCCGTATGGGATCGGATTCGCTGCGCAACCAACCAAATGGCAGCGCCGCGCTGGAGCGGTCAAGGAGGCGTGGGACAACGAAGCGCCGTCGCTGGACGTTGTTGTACGCGCCGCTCCCTTTGCGTGCGTTTGGGGCGGAAACTACTTCGGTCTTCCGGCCGCGCGTGGTTGGCTCGCGTGGATAAAACCCGACGCACCGCCGTCGATGGGTTCGGTGGAATTGGCTTGGACGAACGTCGATCAGAATGCGCGCCACATTCAGGTTTCGATTGGAGCCACGAACGCCGAGCGCTGCGGGCACCCGACTCAGAAGCCGCTCGCCGTCATGCGCTGGTGTATCGGCCTGATGCCACCGGGCACCATTCTCGACCCCTTCATGGGCAGCGGCACCACGCTTGTCGCGGCCAAGCTCGAAGGGCGCAAGGCCATCGGCATCGAGATCGAGGAACGGTACTGCGAGATCGCGGCGAAGCGGCTGGCGCAGGGTGTGTTGGACTTCCAAGGTGAGGCGCTGCGATGAGACGACCCCGTGACTACTTCTTCGGCATCCTGCTCGACCAGAAAGCTGGCCGCATCACGGCCGAGGAGGCTCAGCGCCGGTGGGCTGAGGCTCTGAAGCGCGACGACGAGGAGCGCGAGGCGTTCTACGAGACAATGAAGTCCATGCTCCCCGAGCCGCCGCCCGAGACCAAGCCGTGACCGACTACCCCGACGACCCCATCTCCCTCTTGTTCCAGCTCGGCCTCGGCCCGTGGGTCACGCCGCTGCGTGGCAAGATCCCCACCCTCGACGCATGGAGCACCCGCGACGCGGTCGATGAGGCCACCGTGCGCGGCTGGGCCGCGTCCGGTCTAAATCTTGGATTGCGCACTGGCGCTCGCTCTGGAGTCATCGTCATCGACGACGACCGGGGGCGGCATGGTCTCGACGAGTTCGACGCGCCGCCGACCGGCCTCATCGCACGCTCACCCACGGGCTCGACCCACTACTACTACCGCTGCCCCGCCGTCCCTCCCCGCAACTCAGCCTCGCACCTTGCGCCCAAGGTGGACGTGCGCGGCGAGGGTGGGCAAGTGGTCGTCCCGCCGAGCATCCACCCCACGGAGCGCGAGGAATACCGCTGGGCCGCGCTGGGCGAGCCGGGTCCGTTCCCCGCCGACCTGTTCCGCGTCGTGACCGTGGACATGACGCCGCCGCCCGCCTCAACCGGGCAAGGCTACGCCGAGACCGCGCTCAGGCGCGAGGTCGAGCGGGTCGAGCAAGCGCCTCAGGGGCAAGGCAACGACACGCTGGTCAAGGCCGCGTTCAACCTCGGGCAGCTTGTCGCCGGGGGCGTGCTGAGCCGCGAGGTGGTCGAGGAATCGCTGATGGCGGCTGCCACGCTCAACGGGCGCAGGCCGGAGAAAGAGGCGCGAGCCACGATCCAGAGCGGCCTGCGCGGCGGCTCAGCAAAGCCCCGAGGCGTGCCCGAGCGCCACCCGGCTGTGACCACGTCGGCCCCCGAGCGAGCCCGCACCAAGCGCGAGATCCTTGTCCCCGGCTCGCACGTGCTGGATGGCGGCGTGTACGTAGAGCAGGGCAACGACCGCTTCTCGTCGCATGTGCTCGAACACCTCCCGCCCGACGCCATCTACAGACGCGCCGGGACCATCGGCGAGATCAACGAGGGCCAGTTCTCCGAGGTCAAGCCCGAGAGGATGCGCTCCATCATCGACGCCGGTGTGAAGCTGGTAAGTTGCAAGGCAGATGACACCAAGGACGGCACCAATTACGAGACCGCCTTCCGTGTCTGCTCGCGCGACGCCGCCTCGCTGGTACTCGCCTACGCCACCGTGCGCGGGTCCATCCGCGACCTGAAGCACATCGCCTCGCACCCGGTCTACGTCGGTACCGACTTCCACCTAGCCAAGCCCGGCTGGAACGAGGCCAGCGGCGTCTACCTCACGAGCACGCTCGACGTGGCCCCGCTGGAACTGGACTACGCAAAGGCGGTCCTCGAAGACCTGGTCTGCGACTTCCCGTTCCAAGCCGACGCCGACCGCGAGAACTACTTCGGCCTTTTGCTAACCCCTTTGCTACGTCCCGCGATCAACGAGCCCGTACCAATGCACCTCATCGGCTCGCCTATCGAGCGCTCGGGCAAGACCAAGCTCGCCGAGATCGTCCTCGGCTGCATCATCGCCGGTCGGCGCACGCCCGCCATGCAGCTAGGGGACCGGGAAGAGGAGCGCGAGAAGCGCATCATGGCCGTGCTCATGCGGGGCCAGACCATCCTGCATCTCGACAACCTCTCGGACTTCCTCGACAGCGCCAGCTTGGCGTCCCTGCTCACCTCCAGCGAGTACCAAGGCCGCATCCTTGGAGCCTCAGCCGCGCCCACGCTCACCAACGGGCTCACCGTGGTCGGGACGGGCAACAACGTCCACGCGACGGGCGAGATCTCCAAGCGCATCGTCCCGGTGCGCCTCCTGCCCAATACGGACGCGCCTGAGAGCCGCACGGACTTCCGACACCCTGACCTCCTCGCCTACTGCCTCGACGCAAGGGAGCGCGTCCTAGGGGCTCTGGTGGGCCTCGTAGAGAACTGGCGCGCAGCCGGTCGCCCCCTGCACCGTGGCGGCTTCGGCGGCTTCGAGCGCTGGACAGCCGTGGTCGGCGGCATTCTCGGCGCGGCGGGTTACTCACAATGGCTGACCTCGATGGCTGAGTGGCGCTCCAGCGCGGACGACTCGACTCAGGAGCACGCGGCGCTAGTACGCGCCTGGCATGAGCGCTACGCATGCGAGGCGGTGTCGGGCGGGGACATCTACACTCTCGCCATCGAGCTGGACCTCTACGGCTGGCTCGGAGAGAAGCGCTCCGACCGAGGCCAACGCACGTCCTTCGGTCGCCGTGTCCTCTCGGCCATCGCCGGTCGCATCATCTGCGGCTATCGCGTGGAGTCCGAGGGCGTGGGCGGGGCGCGGCGGATGAGGCTGACGCATCCGTGAGCGCGGTCCGCTGTCCGCTCTGCCCCCGGTCCATGCCGCTCGCGGATTACCGAGCCCACTGGGACCGCTTCCACGCCGTCAACCTCGTCACAGGCGAGCGGCCCCAGTACCAGCCTCCCAAGATTGCGGCCCGTGCGCCCGCTCCCGGTACGGACTGGATCGGCTACGGAGCAAGTTCTCGCACGTCCTCTGCTCCGCTGTTCCGAAGAGACGATCCAGCTTGATGGCGCTCCCGAGGCCCGTGCCGTACCCGGCGCAGATGCGGTCCATGACCGCGATCGACACGCCAGCGCGGCGACCGGCCTCGATGCGGGAGAAGCCGAGGCGCGACAGCTCGGCCTTGACGTGGATAGATAGCGGGTCGTGCATGTGTAAGGTGCCAGCAGCGCGCGTTACGTCCCTGCGCTGGCGACAGGGTTGAGACACTTGACCTGCCACGGACGGCACACGCGCCTCACCGCGCCCCGTGGCTCTCCTCATGAGAGCAGGTAGATGAACAGCAGGAAGAGTGCGGACACGATGAGCGTGTCGCGGTCTTCGCGGTCGAGTTTGGGCACTAGACAGCCTCCCCACGCGCACGCGCTAGTGCGGCTCGGGCTTGGACAAGCGCAGGCTGCGGCGCAGTTGCACCGGCGTCGAAATCGTAGCCCGCAAGCTCGGCTGCGCACGCTTCCAGCGCCGCATACAGCTCCGGCGCGCACGTCAGCAGGCACGCATCATGCCAGCGCGGCCCCTCCAGGCTCGCCACGGGAGAGCCATCGGGCGCGCGGATGACGTAGACCTCATGAGTCTCGCCTCGCGCTATGGTTACGGATCGCTCGCAGTGGAGCGGCCCAGGTGTAAAGCTCACTGCCTCGCCTCCCAAGCCTCGCGCAGCCTCGCGGCGTCGCGGTTGCAGCTTGCAAGCTCGGCAGCCGTGCGGCGCACCATCCGATGCGCACCAGCGCCTCCGATGAGCGCGACCGCTAGTACCGCTCGACCGTGCTCGACCTCGGCCTCAAGCGCCTTCGCCTCGGCGGCGATGACGGCGCACCTTAGAGCCTCTAGAGCACTCATCGGCACACGATCCTTTCGACCTCGCGCATGTCAGTGAACTCGTCCGCAAGCAACGCCGCTCGCTCCAACACGCGCGCTAGTATCCCGGCGCGGTGCATGTCCTGAAAGCTAGCCACGTACCGAGACGGGTAGCCATCGTCCCCAGGCGTCGCGTAGAGGCCCCAGTAGCCGCCCAGCTCGCGCTCGACGTAGTACGCGGGCGCTGTGGTGTCGCCGTGCCTCAAGCACAGCCCAGGGCGAGCCAGGGAGGCGGCGTGGCAGCCGCAGGTGGTGTCGTAGGGGTCGGTCATGGTTGGACCTCGCCGCGTGCGCGCTCCAGTGCAGCGCGAGCTAGGTCGATGCCCATGATGCCGCACGACTCGCCGGGACAAGTCGCATCGTGAGACTCCACGATCATGCGCAGGGCTGAGTACAGCGCAGGCCCCGCGAACACGAGGTTCAGCATCTCCGGCGTCACCTCGCGCCCGTTCACCTCCAAGCGCGGCGGGGTGGGGAATTGCGGCGTAGTCATTGGCGCACCTCGTTCGGCTCGCGGTCGAATCGTTTCGTTATGCGCCCCCACGAATCCTTCGGGCGCGTAACGGCGACGGCCACAGGCCCCTCGTCCACGCACAGGTCGTAGAAGCGCTCCACTGCGGTTTCGGCATCGTCCGCGAACACGCGAGTATCCCAGCGCTCGCCGCACTCTTCGGCCGTCACGATCCACGCCAAGCGCGGGCGGTATCGAGAATTGCTCACGGCCTCACCTCGCTCCCACCATGCCCCAGCGCGCTCAGCCCAAACTCCCGCAAGCAGTCCGCGAGGAGCCCGGTCTCGTCCCGCTCCAGGTCGCGCACAAGCACCCTTGAGCCATCGCTCCAGTACGCGCGCCCGTGCTCGTCGCGGAACAGGTCGGGCGAGCCGTTGCCGGTGCGCACCTGAGTTAGCGCGCTCACTTGCTCACCGCCTCTCCGGCGTAACGGTACGCACCGTCGATGCCGCTGGCACTCTTGCGCGTCCCCATGATCGGCACGAACACGTAGCTACCATCGTGCGCTTGCCCGCCGATCCAGTCGCCACGCCAGCCCGTGTAGCCTTGCTCGCGCTGCACCTTGGCATCGAAGCGCGCTAGTGCGACCGCGCACGCCTCCCAAGCGGCTTGCTCGCCGGAATACTCGTCCGCGTACGGAACCAAGTAGTTGAACGCATCGCACCGCACGCGCCAACGTGCGCCCGTGGTGTTGCCCGGCGGTACGTAGCGAACCGAAATTGCTTGCATGTGTCGTCTCCAGTCTCGTCGTTTCAGTGTCCCCCAGCGCACGCGCGCTAGTAGGGGCGGCTTCCCGCTACGCGCACAGGGGCGCGTTTCGACCCTTGCCACGGGGTCTCTTCAATGGCGGGGGCGGTTACAGGCGCACCGTGCGCGCGTTCAATCGAGCGCGGCCGACACGTCCGATTTCGTAAAGCTCGGGCTGCTCACTCATCGCGCCCGCTCCGACCCATAGCGCGCGCTTGCGAAGCGTGTCCGTGTCGCACGTGTCGAGATCGTCCCAAGCGCCATACTCGCGCAACGTGCGGCGCAATTCGGCATCGTCGGCGATCCACTTCACGCGATCGACCCAGTAGCTAACGTGCTCGTCAACAGGGCCGCTACGCGCGCAGTCCGCAATTGCGTCGATCGGTGCGCGGAACAGTTCGCGCCCGCTAGTACCGTCCAAGTAGCTGTAGTGCTTCACGTCTCGTCTCCAGTCTCATTCCACGCGGTCAGCGCCGCGCTCGCTTGCCCCGTACCCCGGAGCGTGCGCCATCGAACAGGCGCGGGCCAGCGCGACGTGCGCTAGTGCCGCTCGCTTGTGCGCGCGAGCGTTGCGCGGGGGCGCTATGCAGTCTCCCCGCGCGCGCGGGCGATGGCGGAAGCGTCATCGGCGCACGGCCCAATGAGCACCCACGATTCCCAACCTCGCATGATGACGGGTCCGCGCGTCCAGTCGATGCGATCCGAAAGACACGATTCGCACAGTGTGGGCGTGTCGCGCGTAGGGTCCGAGAGACCGTAGGCGCTTCCGAGAGTCCATCGGTCGCCGATCGCACCGCAAGCGCACCGCAAGCCGGAAGCCCAATTGGGATAGCGGGTCAGCACGCGCGCACCTTCCAGCCGCTCCAAGTACTTTCCACGCCGGGCAAGGGAAGCACTCACGCCCGCACCGCCTCTCCACCCGCGAACGTGTCCAAGTCAAGCGCGCGGAACTCGGCGAGCGTGCCGCACCATGCGGACCTGCGGGGCGCGTCGGCTAGCTCGGCCGCAATCTCGTCGGCCGTCCCGTTCCAAAGTGAGCGCGACGTGCGGCGCAGGTAGTGCTTAGCGCGCTCGCACCCGCCTATGTCTTTGCGCTGCGAATCAGTGCAGGGCCACTCCTCGCCGCAGCCAGCGCAGGTCTCTCGCGTGTCCATCGTCTCGTCTCCAAGTTGCGCCCCCAGTCGAGGGAGCTGGTCATGTGTGCGCGTAGCGACCGCGCGTAGCTCGTCAGTGCGGTAGCGAGCCGCATACGGCGCGGACGTGCGCCGTTTCGCTTTAGCGCCAGTACGTGCCAACGTACATCTCGCGCCCAATGCGACGGCGCGCGGCGTCGGATAGGTCCGCAAGCTCCGCGCGCAGGTCCGCGCCCGTTTCGTATTCGCGGAACCATTCGTACGGGTCCACGTAAACCATCGTCCCCCCGTCGTTCACGCGCACTTCGCCGTCGTTCATGGCCTGCTCAAGTTCCTGCTCGTCGGCGATATCGTCCGCGCGCGTACCGTGGCGCTCGTCCCACTCGGAAAGCGCTTCCTCCAACGAGGCGCGCACAGCGAGGAACATCGGGCCGAATTGGTTGCCGAACAGGTAGCGTTTCACGCCTCAGTCTCCGTTGCGCCCCTTGCGAGGCTAGCCATCCAAGCGCGCCGCACCATGCTGCGCACGCCCCCATTCTATCGACCCGATTGCCTAGGTTTCCACACCTTCCACACTTTCATAAGTTTCTGTTCTGTAAAGTAGCGGCCCTAACCCCATACCACGAGCAGACTTACGCCATTTCCGCTACTTTCGCTACTTTCTCCGGGCGCTACGCTATACGGGCGCTCCCCCTCTCCACACCTATACGTGTGTAGTAATGTTCATAACCTTCATGTGTATACGTAAATGCCTATGGCGCAAGGGGTTACGCTCGACACTTTACCGTCCCAAAACATACTAACCTTCGCCAAGGTAGCGACGCACCATGCACCAGCGAAACCTTAGCGCATAGATGAAATCTAGCCCCTCTCGAGCCCCGGCGCGCCTCGAGGCGGACCCAGGCCCACGCGCGCCTCTCCACCACGATACGCAGAGCGAATGGGGGTGCGGGGGCTTGACGAGCGAGCGGGGAAGGGCGAAGGTCTGGGCAGTGGAGCTAGAACAGAGCGCGAACGCTGGACGACAGAGCGACGAACAGAGTCGAGACCTGACCCCGCGCGAGCGTCAGCTATCCGGCCTGCGCCCGTTCAAGCCCGGCCAGTCTGGCAACCCATCGGGCCGCCCACGCGGGTCGAGTCCACGCCAAGCGGCCATGAAGCTGCTAGCGGCTCAAGCCGACGCCGATGGCGATGGCGCTCTGTCGCTCAAGCTCGGCCGAGGCTATGTGCGCGCGGTCGAGATGCTGACCGAACGAATGGCCGACCCCAACGCGTCCCCTAGCGCCCTGGCGAGCTACGGCAAGGCCCTTGAGTCACTGACCCGCGCCCTGGCCGAGCTGGACCCTGCGCCGAAGGTTACCGAGCGGCGCGAAACCAGCCAGCGCGTCGTCCTGTCCCTCTCTGGCAAGCTGCCCGATGCGCCCGCGCAGCTTCCGATAATGCCTGTTGTGTTGCACTCGACAGAGCAGATGGGAAGATGCGAGGAAGATGCCGCCCCGCGCACGATCGAGACCGAGCGAGCGGGTGGGGGGCCGTCGGAGACCGGCGCTGGGTCCCATCCTGACGCACCGCTTCCGTTGCGGAGTACCCCGCCCCCGTCCCCGCCCACACCATAGGGGGGGGCCTCGACGCGAGCGCGATGGGTCCCATGCGTGACGGCCCCGGCATGGGGTGGCACATAATCCCAGCAGATGGGTCCCATCTTGCACCGGCCTGCGTGCTTGCGTAGAAACTAGCCATGCCGTTCACCGTGACGACGATCAACTGGCTGGACGAGGACGACAGCGCGCCGGTGTTGCAGGGTTCGGATTTCATCGACGTGGTGACGTTCTCGGGTTGGGCTGGGTCGTGGTCTGGTTTTTTGGTGCGCGGTCAGTTGCGGGAGGACTTTGGGACGGCGTTGCTGGCTGAGATCAAATGCACGATCTTGGACGTGGACGCGCGGACGGTTCGGTTCTTTATCCCGGCTGCGGTGACGGCTGAGATTGACGTTGACTGTGGGCGTTGGGATGCGGAGCTGTACCGTTTTGACGAGTCTGGTGCGGAGACATCGGTGATGCGATTTGTGCAGGGCCGTTGGGAGCTTTCGAGGGAAGTGACGCGATGAATGCTTTCTACGGTGGCGCGAGTCGAGGCGAGCAGGACGCGCTTTTGGCGTCGGCTGACCGGGTGAACATGAGCGTCCCGGACGTGAACGACCCCCGCCCGGTGGTGCTGGCGTCGGGCACGGCGAACGTGGTGTTCTTCCAGGGCAACACGCGGCTCGCGCCGTTCAACGGGACTGCCGAGACGGTCACGCGCGGGAGCACGACTTACGCGGGCAGCGGTGGGCCGGTGGGCCTGCGGCTGGGCAACACGAACGCCGACGACATTGGGCCTGCGTACCAGGGGTTCATTACGGCGTACAACCTCAGCGGCTCGCACACGGGAAATCGGCAGATGCGCGTCTCGCTGCGCGGCTCTGGAGGCAGCGGCACGGCTGCGCAGATCAACGCCACTCGTCAAAGCATCGTGCTCGCCGAGGACGTGGAGTACCGAGTCATTGTGTGGCCGCACACGCAGGCAATTGCGTCGGGCGGGAAGGCGTTGCCTGCGCCTGAGGACTTGGCTGGGTGCTTCATCTATCGCGTGAACGCGACGGACGCTGCGCACGCGACGATCAACTACTACGGCGGTCGCAACGCGGCTGGCACGGCAAACGACGTGGCCAACGAGTCGCCGTTCATTCCGCTCGACCTCGTCTCGTCGCCGACGCTCGCGGGGTACTCGACGTTCGTTGAGACTCCGGCCGCTGGCGACCTCGTGTTCATCGTGGACTACGAGCTTCAGGACCTTGACGGTGATGGCACGCCCGAGACGGACGTGTACATGCTGGAGGACCAGCGCGGCGACGCGCACGAGTTAACCTACACGGGCACGCGCGGGGCGGCTGGGTCACGGGGGATTTGGTATCCGTACGTGAGCCTCCAGAGCGCGGGCGGGCTGTGTAACGCGACGCAGTTGGTGTCGATCGACGCGCCGTTCCCGAGTGCTCGCGGCAACACGGAGCAGAACTGGTACTTGACGCCATCGGTCACGATTCCGCCGGGGACGTGGACCAACGGGCAGACGGTGACGTTCCGCACGACGGGTAACGTGTCGTGGGGTAGTGCGACGCTCGGGATCGAGTTGCTCATGTTCTTCTCAAACGCGGAGAAGAATGGCTGGGATCCGTGGGCGCACGAGTCGGCGGGCTGGAACGGCTCGGTCGCGCACTGGTTTGAGAAGGGTCCGTACCAAGCGTTCACGGGCGGCGTGTGGGACGAGGCGAGCAAGACTCTCACGGTCGCGGGCAGTGGCATCGGCGACTTGGGCGCGGCGTGCCTGTGGGTGACGGGCGGCACGGGCGCTGACATTGAGCCTGTGCTGATCGACAACGACCCCGGCACGGGTAGCAGCGGCGACGACCTGATCGTGCTCACGTCGATCGGTGCGAGCGCGGACACGGAGACCGACATCACGGGATTCGTGGGCGGGATCGCCTCCACCGTGGGGTCTGAGACGTGGGTGAGCGGCAAGCTCAACAACAACGGCGCGGTCGGTCCCGTGCTTATCCTGCAATCGGATGCGGTTGCAAGCGCGGGCGCGGTGAACTTCTCGATCGAGGTGCGCATCACGCACATCTCGCAGCCTCTCAGCGACGGCGCGACGGGCACACATGCGTTCAACGTCGAGGCCGAGTTCCGCATCGGCGGCGGCGGTGCGACGCACACTGGCACGGCTGGCTCGGCGTCCGTGTCGCGCACGTTCCGCTCGTGCTCACACAGCGTTGCGCGCGACATCGTGAACCTGTTCACGGAGCACTTGGGCATCACGGTGCTGATGCGCTCGGTTGAGGGCACGTCGGGCACGGGCGACATCAACATCCCCGGCGTCCACGGCTGGTATCCGCGCTCGCCCTACAACCCGAAGAACGGGATGGGCTGGCCGCTGCGCTTCAACTCGTCCAACGTGTACCAGACGGTGGCGACGGCGAGCACGGAGAATGCCGTGCTGCTTCGCCCGCGCGAGTGGGAGTTCATCTACAACGGGTCGCAGAGCAAGTAATGGTCTACACCGGCCTCAACACGAACTTCACCTTCACGCGCGCAACGAGCGACGCGCCCGGCGCAATCACGGCGACCGGTCCGAACCGGCGCGTGTTCTGGTCTGGCGGCATGGCTGGCCAGTGCTCGATCGCGTGCTGGCGTCCGAGCGCGAGCTTCACAAACGCGGGATGGGTGCTGCACGTGCGCGGCGGGTTGGGCTACAACCCCGGCGAGCGCGGCGCGTACGACGCGAGCGCGTTCAATGCGTTCTTGGAACACTTCATCTCGCGCGGGTACGTCGTGTTCTCGATCGACTACCCCGGCAACGCGAGCAACCTCTCGGGCACCGCGCCCATGAACGACCTGCGCCCACTGGCCATGTGGCCGGATGCGGTGTTCTGGGTAGGTCGCTGCATCCAAGAGATCAAGGACAACGCGGACTCGACGACCACGCTGGGCGCGACGTTGCTCGGCGCGGGCAACTCGATCGACCCTCGGTTTGGCGTGTACCTGGGCAACTCGTGGGGCGGCACGATTGGTCTCATGCTTGCGTGTATGCCTGACTCGCTCATGGCTCGCTTTGCCTCGCCGTACATCGGGCGCGCAGGCAACGTTCCGCGCAGTTCGCACCGCATGAAGGTGGTGGCGACGAACGAGGCGCAGCTCGACTTGACGCAGTTCGACATTGAGCCGAGCACGCCATCGCAGAAGCCCGACTACCTGCTCGGCGAGATCTACATGAGCGACCGCGCGCAGTGGTTGCATCGCACGGACTCGCGAGACAAGTGGAGCACGACGCCGATTGCCGAGAAAAAGATGAGCCCGTGGTGGATGCTCAAGCGCAACTACCCGGAGACGGCCGACGTGCTGTTCATGGGGCGCTGGCCCACGGGGCTCGTGACGGGCGGAACGCCTGCCGCTCCAATCCCCGAGGAGGCGAACATCACGCCCGATGACTTTGTTCCGGGGCGCTTGCCGACCGCGCAGATGCGCACGGATGGCAAGGCGTGGCGCGATCCGCACAACCCGTTCCAAGCGCGTGCGTGGCGTGATGCGCTGCTCTCGTACGGGTCAAGTTCGAGCTCACTGATCCGCAAGAGCGAAGTGCGCTGGGGCGTCAACTCAAGCTCTGGAGCGTTTGCCAACGCTGGAGGCGCTCGCCCTGGGAACGCGGCCTGGGCCGAGCAGGTTTTCAACGCCGCAGTGACGCACGCGGGCTACCCGGAGGCATGAGATGAGCGGACTTGGCAACGTTGGGGCGGACTACTTCGACATCCTGCTCAACAACAACGTCGGCTCGGGCGTGACGATTGCGCAGGCGTTGCAGATCACGACGCCGCAGCCGCCCTCGTCGGTGCCGCCGCTCTACATCTCGTTGCACACGGGTGACCCGGGGAACTCGGGCAGTCTTGAGACGAGCGTGGCGGGCTACCAGCGCGCGTCGTACCAGCGGACGCTATTTACGGTGGGAGGTTCCAACTTCTTCCCGTGGACGAAGACGCAGGGAAGCTCGCTGGCTCCTACGACGTGGACCAACTACAGCTCGATCTCGTTTGCGACGGTGAGCGGCAGCGACACGATTACGCACTGGGGCATCTGGACTGCGCTGACCGGTGGAGGCTTCATCCTCGGCGGTCCGCTGCGCGCGTCGGGTGCGTCGGTGAAGCTGGCGTATGCGACGGCTGTGGGCACGATCCACTCGGTCGGGCACGGTCTGACGGCTGGCAACACGATCCGCATCTGGAACGCCTACGACAACTTCAACGGCGGCACAGCTCCGCTGACGACGCCGGGCGTGACGCGCGTGGTGGATACGGGTCCGAACACGGACGACTTCGACATCACTGTGAACCTGGACGCTGTCGGCCCGGTCGGCTACGTCCTCTCCGGCTCGCTGAGCTTGGTGTCGGGTAGCGTGCCCTCGATCGCCGCTGGCGGGATTGTGATCTCGGTCACATGAGCATCGTTCGCTTCAGCGGCGCGTCGTCGATCGGGACTGTGGCTGCGGCCGAGGTCTTGGATCTGACGGCGTTGTGGCTGGGCGCGGCTGTCGTTGGAACGGTGGGTGCTGCATACGTGCAGGACTTCGGCGTCACGTTCTTGGGCGCGTCGGTGATCGGCGTCGTGGGCACGTCGGAGCTGACGGACGGCCAGATCATCAACACGGTGCTGCTTCAGGGCGTGTCGGTCGTGGGCGTGGTGGCGTCGGGTGACGCGCTGCTGGGCTTCGCGTTCCCGCCGGTGGTGACGCCTGCGGCTGAGTCGGACGTGCCGGGGTCGGCAATGAGTGAGATGGGCCAGGCGGGGAGCATGGCGGGAGAGGTGACCTGATGCCGCAGCCGGTGGTGCGCAAGGCTGACGTGTGGCAAGGCGCGGACGTGACGTTCCGTGAGCGCCTGGTCACGGGCAACGGCGGGACGGCGCTGGTCCAGGCTGATGTGAACTCGTGGTCGCTGCGGGTGTTCCGCGCTGGCGACGAGAAGAACGCGAAGCGGATCGTCACTGACGCAGCGGCGACGAGCTACTTCTTCGACACGCTCCAGCTCACGGACTGGACGCGCGACACGGTGGGCTACAACTTCCAGTACCGGCTGCCTTACTCGTCGTTCAAGGCGAGCGCGGCTACGTACGTGTTCGAGTTCGCCATCAAGACGGGCTCGTACGGGACGATCTTCTCGGTGTGGGAGATTCGCTATCTGCCGGTGGCGAGCGTGTGATGGACTTCGCTGACGACATTCTCGTCGAGCTGCGCGGCGCTCCACGCGACCTGCTGCGCTCGATCCTGGACTACACCGGCAAGGTGAAGAACCGGGAAGTGATCGTCGTCGGCCCCGGTGGCACGGGCAAGTCGCGTGGTATCTGCTACGTGCTCGCGTACCTGTGCGAGACGCATCCCGGCCTGCGCGTGCTGCTGACGCGCTCGACGCGTGAGAGCATGACCAGCTCGACGCTCGTTGAGTGGGAGGCTTGCTTCCCGCCTGAGCATCCGGTGCTGGACGGGCCGCAGCGTGAGGGGCGCAGCATTTACCACTTCCCCAACGGGTCCGAGGTGGCGGTGATCGGCCTCGACAAGCCGGGCAAGCTGTTCTCGACCAAGTGGGACATCATCTACGCGGAGGAGTTGACCGGAGGCGGTGCTGACTCGGGCGTGGAGAAGAACACCTGGGAGCTGTTCTTCCGTGGTCTGCGCGGCGAGGTGATGGTCAACAACCAGCGCTTGCTCATTGGGTCGTGCAACCCGAGCTACCCGTCGCACTGGGTCAAGCAGCGCATCGACGCGGGCTCGTGCGAGGCGTACCTGTCGGTCCACAAGGACAACCCGGCCTACCACGACGGCGTGGACTGGACGGACAACGGGCGCGCGTACCTCGACGGCCTGGGTCGCATGAGCGGCCACAACAAGCGGCGTCTGCTGCATGGCGAGTGGTGCGCGGCGACGGGTCGCGTGTACGACGCCTGGGACGACGACGTGCATGTGGTGGACGCGACGGTCTGGACGCAGCGCGGACAGGCGACGGTTGTGGTGCCGGATGGCATGATCCCGATGGACTGGTGCTTCGCCTCGTTCGACTGGGGCTGGACCGACCCGGCTGTGCTTCAAGTGTGGGGCGTGGACAAGGACCGCAGGCTTTGGATGCTCGCGGAGGTGTTCAAGACGCGCGCGGGTGAGGGCACGGCTCAGTCGGGCTTGGACTGGTTCGCCGAGCGCGTGTCGGAGTTCTATAAGGAGTTCGACTTGCGCGCGTTGGTGTACGACCCGTCGCGCGCGGAGACGGGCGAGAAGTTCAACCGGCGCATCTCGTTCGAGCTTGGGTTTGACGTGCCTTCGTTCGCCATCAAGGCGATGAACCGGCACGGGACGGCGCAGGACTTTGGCGGCATCGACATGGTGCGCTCGCTGCTGTCGCGGCGTGTGCAAGGTCGTCCGCAGATGAACTTCGTCAAGAACACGCTACGCTTTGGGCGCGACGAGTTCTTGCGCACCAAGGGCAAGCCGACCTGCACGGTCGAGGAGTTTCCCGCGTATGTCTACGAAGAACCGAAAGAGGGGCGCTCGAACCGCGACAAGCCAGCGGACGGACAGTCCGACCACGGGCTTGACGCCGCTCGCTACGCAGCCGCCTATTTCTGGACCCGAGACATGGGCGAACCTTCCAAGAACGTGCGATGCCCGCGCGGTACGGTCGGCCACAATCCCTCGTGGCCTGGCGGCAAGACTTTCGAGGAGTGGTTCGAGGGGCAGGATTCATGATTGACACGTCCCCCGAGAAGCTGATGGAGCGCGTGCGTGCTTGCGAGCGCGTGCGTGACCAAGTGCTGTCCAAGTTTGACGAGCACGTGCGCGCGTACCATTCGGGCGCGTACGAGGGCCGCACGGACGGCATGGCTGAGAACCACGTGTTCGAGTACGTGGCGCAGCGCATTGGGCAGGTGGCGTTCCAGAACCCTGTCGTGCGCATCACGACCAACGCTGGCGAGCAGGCCAAGATCCAGTCGCGCGGTGTGCAGCACGCATTGAATCGCTGGTGCCGCGACACGTCGTTCCACCGGCTGGCCGAGAAGCTGGCGGTGGACTCGTTCTTCGCGTTCGGCGCGACGATTACCAAACCTGAGCCGGTGCCTGGCTGGGAAGAGGCTGAGGACCCGATCTACTGGCCGACCGTGGCGCGCTTGGACCAGCGCTGCTTCGGCTTCGACTCGGAGGCGCGCTCGTTCGAGGAGGCGCGCTACGTGTTCCACAAGGTCGCCGAGGAGAAGAAGGCGCTGCTGGAGCGAGCCGAGGCCGACGCCAAGCTGCCCAAGGA